TCAATGCTGTGGTAAGCATTCAAGTCTTGAGCCAATTCTGGGGTCCAGACTGCCTTCAACTTACGGGTCTTAGCAACGATTGGTTCGCTCTTCAACTCAAGGTTAACTTCTGGGATACCAATGCTTGGTGCACCAGTACCGTCACCAGTTGTGTCTTCGAAGTCACCACGGTTGCTGTCCTTAGGTTGTACACTGTAGTTGATGGTCAAACTTGCGGAAGCAGGATTTGAACCAGAAACAACGAATGTTACTTCAGAACCGTTGATTGCGGTGAATTCTGGGAAGTAGGTGGTAATACCACTACCTGCGATGGTGAAAGAACGTACACCGTTTGCATCAAACACGTTACCTGCAGCGCTAGAAGCACTGTAGAAGTTTGTGGTTGTCAAGGTGTAGACCTTACCACTAGCAACAGAAGCACTGTAGTTAGCATCAAAATTGACGCCACTCAAGTCACTAACGGCAGCACGTGAAGCACTGATGATACTGACGCTCTGATCGTTTACAGAGTAACCGAAACGGCCAGGACCATAGAGACCGCCAGTAGCGGAATCTGTGGAACCAAGCTTGGTACCTGTACCACCGAATAGAGAGCTATAGTTGTTAGCAGTGTCCTTAGTAAATGCACCGTTGTTGGTACCATACTTGAAGTCAAGATAGAAGATAAGACCGCTTGGGAGGTTCATTGGTTGAACACTGACGAACTCCTTAGCAGCAATCTCTGCGAACACACGGCGAACGAGTGGGAGAGCAACGCCAGCCCATTGTTCACTGTTAGCGGAAGTACCTGTTGAGGTAGCTTCATCTAGCAATTGCTTTGCTTGGTTTTCAAGCAAGATTGACATATTTGCCTTCTCGGTGCCTTGTAGACCTTCAAGAAGACCAGTCTTATCCCACTTGGATTGTAGTCCACGGGTCTTGGCCATAAGCTCAGCCTGTGGATTCATATTTGTAGTCAATAGTGACTTAATATCTGCACTCATATTTGTTTTCCTTGTTTAATTTGTTTGTTGTTAAGACGTTAGATTACTTAATGCCAGCGAGTGTCTTAAATCTCTCTGCCATATCATTAACACCGGCTACAATTTCTTGTGCTGGTTTTGTACTTGCAACTGGTTTACTTGCCAAACCTTCGGTGATAGTAGTTGCAGTTGTATTCTTTTTCTTGACAACTGATGCACCCAAATTAAACGATTCGGCCATAATTGCGTATGTCAACTTGACTTCACGTACATTCGTAGTGAGGTCAAAGCTTTCCACAACCTTCATCTTTTGTTCATTGTTCAAACTAAATTGCTTGAACAACTTGTTGGTATAAAGCAACTTTGCGTTGAGCAAGTTGACTTCATTGATTTGATTGCGTAAAATTTCTACAGTCTTCATTGCTTCATCACGTTCTGATGTGACTTCACGAAGCTGTTCTTCCCAAGCACTTTCATCGGCATGCATTGCTGCCTCATCTTCAGTCTTTTCACCTTCTTCAGTGCCTTCCTTTTCAAGTTCAGCAAGAAGTTCGTCGAGGTTAACTTCTTCAACTTCTTCTTCTGCGACTGGAGCAGCAGCGTCAACTGGAACAACTGGTGCTACTGGAGCAGCAGCGTCAACTGGAGCGGCAGCATCAACTGGAGCAGCAGGTGCTACTGGAGCGACGGCATCAACAGGAGCAACTGGAGCAGCAGCGGCGTCAACTGGTGCTACTGGAGCGACGGCATCAACAGGAGCAGCTGGTGCGGCTGGAACAACTTCACCCTCTTCTTCGATTGAAGCATCCTTTTCCAATTCAGCGATGATTTCTTCCAAATCAGCATCGGTAATTTCATCAATGCCCTCTTCTTCCATGGTGCCCGAAACATGACCAGCAGCCTTGCCTGGATCTGATGTGTGATGACCTGCTTCATCAACACCTTCTTCTTCAATGGAACCCTTGAAATTATCTGCTGGGGTGCCTGGTTGAGGTTGTGTTGACTTTGCAGGAACCTTATTGTCTCCCTTACCAATACCAGATGGTACTGCGTTTTCTTCTGTTTCTGCTACTTCGTTTTTGAGTCTTTCAGCGAACATGGCTTGAATACGTTCACCGAATGCTTCTTCAAGTGCTACTTTTGCATTGGCAAGAGCAGTAGCACGCACAGCCTTTGCGTCAGCAAGAGCTTCTTTCAATAAATCTGACATAATTGATTTTTCCTTTGTGTTCTGAAGTTATTGGGGAGAACTTCAATAAGAATTGGTATTTAATTGGCAACAAAGAGGTTGTCGCATTTTGATATAAATATCGATAAAAATCCTAAAATACAAAATTATTGAAATTTGTATAAGAAACACGTCTATTTATATCTATCATGCCGTCTAAATCACTAGCACAACAACGTCTCATGGGTTTGGCTTTATCCATCAAACGAGGCAAAAAAAGTTTGTCAAGTTTACCAAAAGGACTTCAATCCAAAGTTGAACCTCTACTAAAAATGTCTGACAAGCAATTGTCTGACTTTGCAAAACGTAGAATGAAAGAACTTGTGCAAGAAATAATTCAAGAAATTCTTGCAGAAGACGAACAAAATACAATTGCTGGAAAAACCGAAGAGGAAATTGTAGATTTCAAACAGTATCTACAACGTCCGGGAAATATCGGTATTTCTTTTACACAAAAAGAAAAGGATTCTACCAACGTAAATACTCTTCCCCAACCAATCGAAAAAGGGGTTTTCGAAATCAAATATCGAAGCACAGAAGATGTTCCCGAAGATGGTAAATTCGTCAAGACCAACAAAATGACCATATTGAAAAAAATAAAGGTTGGCGAAAATAAGATTGCATACAAAACTTTTACATTGATCGAACCAACTCAAAAACCAACACCTCAAGATCAAGCTGAGAAACCCAAACAGCCAGAAACAAAGAAAGTAATCAGTATTACTTCAAGAGTCTGCGAAAGCACACAGGGTGATCCAGAACTATTGGTTGAATTTCTCAAAGATATCGACGAAGACATAGGAATATAATATGGATAAAGTAAGCAACATTGTACATTTTAACAATCCGAATGTGGGTAACAAACATCCGCATCAAATCCAATCGTCTGCAATTTCACACACATTGAAAGGTCAATCAAAAAATGACGAACATCCAACACTGGTAAAGTTAAAAGATTGGAAGCCGGGTGATATTGAAATGTTTGCAAGTATGGGATTTTCTCATCAAAATGCAGGTGAAGAAGGATATTATATGGAAGAAGATATTCTTCCAATTGGAATGGACGAACCACAAAAATATGTTCGTAGAATTTCTCGCACCAAAAATCATCAATGGGTTTTGGAAAAGAAACACAACCAAACGCCTGATAGTCAATTTTCTTTCGAAAGAAAATTTAGTGGATTGATTGGAAATGAAAAAAGTCAAGGCATGTTGGATTATTTTGATACTTTAACTGATGATTTGACTGAACGCATATATTTATACAAGACTATGAAACTTAAGACCATTTTAGAAAATTTGCCTCCAGCGGCTCCTCAATCACCTCTTAGACAAGACATCGTTCCTGTCAGTCAACATGCCCAAGCAGAGGGTTCTGTTGTTCAACGTGGACTTTCTAAGGAACAGAAGAAAATGCTTCAGTCTCTTGTAAGCGAATACAACAAATATAACGAAGTGTTGGAAGCTCGTAAAAACTTGATGGAAGTCGCCAACAAAATGTCCAATATTGGTGAACTTTCAGAAGCATATCTTACCGAAAAACTTCACGAAGGAAACTCAGATGAAAACGCATGGTTTGAAGAAAAGACCATTCGTCGTAACACAGCTGAAATCAAAAAGATGGCAAGTGAATTTAAGAAACTAGCTGCTGAGTGTGATGAAACAATGAAAGGTATGCAAACATTGTACAAAGAATGTGGCATGATGTTGGAACGTTACTTCCACATGGATTAAGTCTTAGTCAATATAAAAAAGAAACCCACTCGAAAGAGTGGGTTTTTTATTGTCTTGATTATCTATCAGAAGTAATCTTTGTATTTACCTACCGACTCTTCATATCTGGATTTATCAAAAGATAGTGGTTCTCCTTTTTTAGCAATATCCTTTCCTGATTTAGGTTCGGCTTTAGCTTTTGTTGCATCTGCTGCACTTAGAGTTTTATCTTTCTCACCCTTTTTCAATATTGAACTCAATTCGGATGAATCATCTCTACCGTCCTTGGCGAAACCATTCAACGTATCGATGATTTTTTGAGCAACAACCTTTTCTGCTTTATCAGCATCAAATGGATTGTTCTTACTTCCATAATAGAACCACTCACCGTTTCCACGTTTGTAAATTCGTCCATTCATGATAATGACCGGACCATTTTTCTTTTCTTCAGAACCAGTTGTTTTATTATCACCTGCAGATTGTGGTGCGGAGATCGGTCCTAGAATATCCAATCCTTGGAAAGCAGCATCAATGTTCTTATTTACTTTACCGGTTCCCAATTTACCGTTTGTCAAATCAAAGATATCTAAGATATTTGAGATGATTGGTTTTAATGTGGCTCTGGTTGCTTTATTTGGATCAAATGTGTTCAAAGCAGTAGACAAATCAACCAATCTTGATAGAAAGACCTTAACCAATTTAAGATCATTAACCGTCAATTCTTTTGTTTGAGGAGCATCTGCTTCTTTAATAGCATTTGGATTTTTCTTGTTAGTTACTTGTCTCAATTCAAATGCCAATTTAACCAATATAGGCATCAATGCATTGATATCTTTGACCATTGAGGTAATATCAACCGATGTAATTGCCTCTTCGAGCATTGCATTTTTCAACTTAGATACATCACCGCCAAGTTGTTTTTGAATCAATGCTTTGTTTGACGGACTGGTGACGGCATTCTTAATTAGATTGAGTAACGTCTTCAAATACTTAATATCAGTTGCATTATTAGCATTGATCTTAGTCAATTTTTGAATACGTGGAAGAATTGGTGTCTTAACCAATGGGTTTTGTTTAGCTGCTGCAATCTGTGTTACAAAATTTGGAGACAGTTTAACTGGAGTGGTAGGTGTCACTGTAGCTGTTGGATCGACAGGAGTTGTAACACCAACAGTTGGAGCTGCACTTGGAGCCGCACTTGGAGCCGCACTTGGGGCAGAACTAACACCAGCACTAGGTGTACCTCTGGTAACCGTTCCAGCATCGGCGCTAGTATCTGTACTTGTTGCAGAACCTAAACCGGTAACATCAACCCTTGGTACAGAAACTATAGGATCAATAACGTTGTATTTAGACAAATAGTCAAGTATGTATTTAAAACGAGATCCCTGACTTTGTAGAAAAGGTATTACCTTTTTTCTGCCTTCGGGTGTTGCTTTTCTTGAAAGCCCGAACATTATTGATAAATCGTCCAAGAAATCGTTCAATACTTTTTCTTGATCTGGTTCCAGTTTACGTGCCTCATTTAGGTTTGTAGAACCAGTTTGTAATCTAAATGTGTTGTCGCCACATTTTTCAAATATGGATGTGACAGAATCTTCTTTTACAACTGGTGCCGATGTAGAAGCAGCAGGTGGAACCGGCGTAGGCAAGACCGGAGGTGTTGTTGGAGGAACGACCGGAGGAATAACTGGTGGACGATTGATCAATTGCGTGAACTTCTTTTCAAACGACTTAAAACGACTCATTACCCCAGCATCTTTGCTATCGGTTGTTTGTGTACCCTTACCGGTTATATTTTTGATTGCCTGACCGGCTCTTGAAACATTGGCCTTCAATCGATCAAAAAATGCCTCTTCAATGTCGTTCGTTTCAGTCACGTGTGATTGTGAAGAAGATAAATCGTCGTTCATATTAGTGTAAAATTACTTGATTTCAGAGATGATATCTCGTATTAAGTTTTCTATGTTTTCGTATCTATTTGCAACTTGGCGTTGTACAGATTCTTTAAGAGAACCAACCGGAAACATAAATGCACCTCTTGTTGATGGATTGCTTACAAAATCAAAAGCGATCAACTCGAAATCATCTTGAACTTCGTCTGCGTTTTCTCTGACATTCTTGCGAACGCTTCCCAATCCTCGACTACTAATACCAAGCTTAATGCCGGCCTTCATAAGCTGCTTCAAAATATTACCGTTTGGAGTTGGAAGAATCTCTACCTTACCAATCAAATCGTCTCCGCTCCACATCATTTCCACCACGTTGTGGCTTACGTTTTGGAGGTTGACAACGCTACTGTCTGGATGGTCCAATTCACCCAAAGCACGGCGTTCTTTTACAAAATTTTGGTCATACTTTTGAACCTCACGTTCCAAAATATCTTTTGGATATACTCGTCCGTTTTGATTTTTTGCATTGGCTCTTTGCAGAACACCTTGCACAACGACCGATTTGTTTGGGTCGTCAAAAGATTCATTTAATGAACTCACTGGTTCAAAAAAGATCCAGTTATTTAATAGTGTCTTTTCCATATTAAGGAGTTTTTTGTTGTGTTGGTGCAACAGGTAAAGCTGGTTTAGGTGCAGGAGTTGGTTCTTTTTGGACAGAAGGTTTTGCCTGAGGTGTTGCCGCAGTAGGCTCCACGGTTGTCTTTGGTTTCTTCTGTCGTTTTGGTTTCAACGGTTCTCCCTGACCAACAATTGTGATCTTGAAGCCAGTCTTGAGAAAATATTCCTTATCGTTTTCATCACGAAGAATGACCACATATCGATCATAAAAGTAGTCCAAACTTGTAGATGTTACCGAAATGGTATAATCACGTATTGGTTGACCGTAACCTTTTGATGCTTGAACAGACACTTTCTTTCCAAGAACTCTGGAGTTTAAATTGCGCAAAAATGCAGATTTAGACTGTTCGGTCGCATTTGCGATTTTGGTCTCAAATTCAGAAAAGTCTGAACTCACGTTATAATCTACTGCGCCCGGAGGCAGTGGTTGTCCACCAGCAGTAGACTGAACGGTATCTTGTTCAAGAATCAATTTTACCAATGAAATCATAGTTATTCCAATGTTCTAAGTTTTTCGCCAATAGACTTTAATCTTGCCTTTATTTCAGAAATACGATGATCGGTTCGCTTCCACAAATCTTCTTTGGAGACACCCATTTCGGTTTTCAATCTTTCATTCATCGACATCAAAAAATCAACTTCTCTCAACATTTTGGTAATTTCTTGTGTCAAAATTGAGATCTTATATGAGTTTTTTTTTGGAAAACTCTTGAGTCTACTATATCGTGATGTAGCTTCGTCTAGTTTACCCAACTCCTTTTCAAGGTGTTGAATTACCTTCTTGCGCTTTTGTTGTTTTGCAACAGCCAATCTGCGTTTCAACAAATACTTGTCGGATGATGTACCTGATTTACCGTCATTATCTACATCACCGTCTTCGTGTCCAACAGGATCAAGTTTCTTTTCTTCGTCGATTTCCTTGGCAACTGTGAAACCCAGTCCCTTCATTGCATCCGTTGCTTTCTTACCGTGGCGTTGTCCACGTTGAGAAAATGCAAAAGGACCGGTTACGGGAGCGACTGCACCTGTACCAGTCATTTCGTCCAATTCTTGTCGAATAAGACGTTTAATGAGTTCCTTTAGTTTATCTTCGCCGGTGATCAATTTTGGAGTTTTTGATTTTTCGTCACTCATATTACTTCAAATTATTAAGTTCTTTAATCAGTTCATAAGACAACAATAGTGCCATTACATGGTTGTCTTTTACAACGGTAGATGGTTTGATACGATCCAATACCTTAGTGATTTCGTTGAGTTTAATCTTAACAACTTGGTTGTCATTGATTGTTGAGCTAAACGATGAAATTTCTTTTTGAACCGTCTCAACCTCTTCACAAATAAACTTTGACAACGCATTCGTATTGGACACATTGAGAATATACTCTCTGATAAGACGCTTCTGTCTTTCGTCAAAGTCTTTGTATTTGTTGTTGATACCTTCCAATAGTAGTTTATACGCAAGCAAACGAATTTCTTCGCTTTGTTGTTTATAGTGTTCAATCAACTTTTCATCAGAATCATTTCTACGAACTGAGATGTTCAACAAAGATTCATTTATTGATTCTCTAGCTTTCAATACATCTTTGATATCTGACTGATTGGAAGATCTATTTTCAAAAATCTTATAGATTGAGGCCAATAATCTATAATTCTTGATGTTAGCTTTTAGAAAACTTTCAATAGGATATACGACTTTAATTTCCTTGATCAGTTCGTATTTCTGTTGTGTCAACTTTTTCTCGTCAATCTTTGATCTTGATTCCAAAACCACATTGATGATTCGATCAGCGTGTGCGGAATCTTTGGCCTTCTCGTTTAATAGAAAATTGTATAATTGGTATTCTCGACCTAATTCAGTATTTTCTGTGAAATACTTGAACAGAATTTGTTTGGCCGACGAGTCGTTCTTACCAGACAAAATATCGGCCGTAATTTGTCTAGTAAGCAACTCAAACAAAATTCCTGTATTTTTGAATTTCGAATGCTTAGATTTGCGCATACTATTGGTTATAAGTTATAAATATATCAATGTTTATTGAAACTCCCATATTTATTACTCCATAATATTGGTTTCATCCATCATAGATTTTTTATTGTTTTCGGATAGCAACTCTTGCTTTTCTTGTTTAAGCGTTTTGAGATAACTATCAAGCTGAGTAAGATCATTTTTGTGTACTTGTATTGACTCCAAACTGAACGGCGATCCGCCGGCATATTTGTGAGTAATAGACGAATCGGACTTGAAAGTTCTATTATTTTCTAGATTTCCAAGTGGATCTTCTCCAAATGGATAATCGCTAGCCTTTTTCAATCCTTTTTGAGACGGTCTTTCATATTCAGATTTCACCTTTTCTTTCAATGGTGGAGCACCAGTTTCTTCTCCTCCTGCAGGTTCTTCACCTCCGGTTGGACCACCAGCTGGTTCGCCGGATTCGGTACCGGTCTTCTCTGTGGATCCGTCTTTATTGACTTTTTGGAACGATTTTGCTGGGTCGTTACCATCTTCTTCGATTTGTTTGAATCGATAAGATTGTTTTGCGTCATCAACAATGTCGTTCTTCAATGAGTTAGAATCGTCGTCAGACATATTGAAAACTTCACGATATACCCATTTCTTACTGAACATTTTGTTTTCAATCATGTCTTTTGCAAGACTGACTTTATCGGTCCAAATTGCAACTTTTTCTTTTTCAAATACCGTCGATGGATTTGTTAACTCCAAACTGAAATCAACCAAACTTGCGTCTCTGTATCCTTGAGCATACAAATGTACGATACCAATCTTTACCAATTCACTAATAACAATTTGTTGTATACGTTGAATAGTACGAGAAAAACGAACGTCCTCTTGAGCCAAAGTAGCCTTTCCGCTCAAATCTTCATCGTAACTCAAAAATGCCTTAGGAATCTTTAGAGCGGCCATCATCTTCTTACGAAGATATTCGATGTCGTCTGTACCAGTGAATTCCATACCACTAAGAGTGTCAATTGATGTTCCACTGTCACCACCACGAACTGGCAGATAAAAGTCCTCAACCATGTTTTGAAGGTTGAATCGGAGGTTATAGTCACCTGTCTTTTCGTCGATGTATGGAACCTTCTTCATCTTACTGATAACCTTTTCCATGTAGTTATCAATCTCATTAGGAGGAATGTTCCCCACGTCAATTTTGAAAATGCGCTTTTCAGGAGCACGCATGATACGGTGAATCAACATTGCGTCTTCCATCAAACTTAACTGTTTCCAAACACGACGAGCACTTTCCAACATACCCTTACCATAAGGAAGAAAATTACTGTCACTCAACAATCTAAAATGAGCAACCTGATAATTTTCCAAATCTTCAACCTTGCCTCCATCAGGCAAATTGACTTGAAACTTCACATAATTTTTGTTGTACAAGTCACTGTTTTCTACACGGGTAACATTGTATGCGCTAATTGGTTCAACCATGTAAACACCATACTCAGGTGAGATATAAAGTCTCAGGTAGAAATCTCCATACTTACACATGTTACGAACATAACTCCAAAGGTTAAATTCGATGTTCATGATATCATAATACAAATTACGAAGAATTTGTTTGATATTGTCATTGGGACTCTTGATAACCAACATGTCACCCAATTCGTTACGAGTCAATGATTCGTCCGCATAAATGTCGAGAGCAGAACTTAGAATTGGATCCATGTCCATCGTATCATAATCTCTGAATAGTTCGATACGGGCTGCTTGATAACTTAGAGTAAAGTCTCGACTATATTGGTTATATGCCGAAGTACGAATTCGGTTAAAACGGTCACGAAGGGTATTACGATCTGTAGCGTATGCTACTTCATCGGTATCAACTACTTTGAGCTTTTTTCCACCTACGTTGCGAACAATAACGTCCGTTGAAAACAGTCTTTTTAGACGTGCAAATAACGATCTGCTCTTTAAATCTGTTGGTTGATCTGGCATATATTTGTTAATAAATAGTGTAATTCGCTTATAATAACCAAGTTAGATTCTCTTTTTGAAACTTGTCCCCGACCGACATTTCCCACGACTTCTTTCCAGACATAGATTTGGTTGTGTAAACCGGATTGTTATTTTCTGTCTTGGAACGATCAATATGATTCAACATATTTTTGGTTAATTCTGTTGATTGTTGTCTCAATTTCAATGCCGTGTCTCTTACCCAGAAACCAATTCCAAGTGACATAACAAGATCGTCGTTGTAGTTTTTCATAGCTTCTGCACGACCATTGTTCCAGATGAAAGTATAAAACTCATCAATTGTACGTGTCGATTGAATATTAACTTCCTTTTCTCTCATATAACTTTCGAGTCGAGAAATAATCAACTGTCTGGTCACCGAAGTGGTAGTAAACCCAGGCGTCATTTTCTTTTCTTGAGAGTTAATTTTATTGGTCATCTGATTTTCTACATCAACATATTTCAGATCGGCACTGCTATAAAACAAGTTTGGATATTTTCTATCAATAATCTGTTGAATAGTTCCCCACCCAACAGTCATGTTTTCGACGACCAACAATGCCGTATTATACTCAGTAGCAACATTCACCAACAAGTTTCCATAGTCTTTAGGTGACAATTGTCCTTTATATTCACCAACCTGTGTAAATGTCTCGGCATCAATAATATGAAATGCACTATAGTCGGCACCATCACCTCTTGCCACGTCCGCAGAAATCAGATATGATCTTGCATAATCAGGATATTCCCATATCCACAACGATTTGTCGATTCCACGTGTTTCTACTGGAGGACGTACTTTGGTTTGTTTATAGAAGTCGAGAACAGGAACTTCTACAACGGTATTACCAGATGTAGCAAAGTCACAATCACATTCTTGAGCTGACATTTTTGGTCCCAACAAACGTGTCTGTTCATCTCTCCATGTCTGATCACGTTCTGGATGTAGATACCACGGAAGTTTAATGGTATGAAACTTGTTCTTCTTTGCTTCTGCATCCGTCCATGTTTTGTGGAAAAAATTACCTACGCCGTTGGGTGTAGACAACACTATAGCCTTACCACCCGTTGATAGAGTAGATTGTGCAGATGTCCAAATCTCATCAATATTGTCGATGAATGCAGCTTCGTCAATGATCAACATCGACAAAGCAGCAGAACGACCTGCGGTGCCAGATGATGAAACGGCTTTAATTTGTGATCCGTTTTTCAACCTCAATGACAATCGGTTATCTTCTACACACGGTACTTTCAACCAACTTGGCAGATTGTCATTTGCAAAACGTACACGTGTAACAATTTCTTTGGATGTCTCTTGTGTAATACTAATACACAGAATGTTTTTATCACTATGAAATATCATCAACCACAAACTATAAGCGCTACTCAGAGTAGTAATACCCAACTGACGACTTTTCAATATGATATTGTAATCATTATCAATCAGTTCTTGAAGAGCACTATCCTGAAACGGATACAGTTCAAACGGAATAGTTCCACGCTTAGGGTGTTGAATCTTCACATACTTCTTCATGAAGTACATGGGATTTTCAAGGCATTTTTTATATTCTCCCTTGATGATATCTCTTAATGATTTCTCATTCGACATGACTTAATTTCTCCAATTTCTTTTCTATCTTGACGATCTGTTTATCAATCTTCTTGAGATCGTTTTTAAGATCTTTCAAAATGGTATCACGACGTTCAATCGTCCATTCGTCAAGAGTTCCGTCTCCGTTTGGAAATGAAATCTTTTCATGCGTTGATACAAAATCAAAACTTTCTTGAACCTTGGTTCTAAAATCTCTAGCCTGACTCAATTGGTTTTGCAGTATCTTCTTATTTTCGTAATCTTTGAATTTTCCTTCAAGACGCAATTTGGATTCAAACTTAGCAACACAATCTTGACATCTACCTGTTTTGTTAAAAAAGATTTGATCATATTTATTGCCCCATTTGATCTCCATACTACAGTCCTTACAGACTTGTTTAATAGCATCAACCACACTGGCTTTTACGTTGTTGACGGCGTTCTTAAATCCGTTCTTCTTGATCCATTTTCTGCCATTTACATCAATCCATATTTCGCCATCTTTACGACTTGCAAAATCTGAATCGGGTGTATAACCGACTTGTATGAATGGACGATTACCGTCGAGGTAGTCTCTTACAATTGATAAATTACTTTTTCCTGATGCTTTTTTCATATAACTTCTTTCTTTGGTAAAATGATTCCGGTACGAATGACTCTTCCTGATTCAATCAATACATCGTGTGGAGTACACTTTATCTTGTTTTTTTCAACAAATAACATTCCATACGAATAGTGAATGTCAGATATTTCGTTTGTGTATTTGTTTATTTTTTGAGGAATTTGGGAATATCCATTGAGATCGTCGATTAAGTTTTTTGAAAATTCAACCAGTGTTTTTGGATTTTTAAGACCACCATTGAATCTTCCGGGCCAATATGATGTATGTGTATCCTCAATCAAATAAACACCGTCATTATTCAAATAGTCGAACATGAATTCAAACGAAAAAATTTGGTCTGCACTCTGCTGGCTACCATCATCGATGATGATATCAAATCCTTTGTATTTATCCACAACGGATCTTAGAAAAAATGGATCGTGTTGATTGCCAATCAATACATCAACATTTTCCTGTTCATATTGTTTGCACGACGGATCGTTGTCGATACCAACAATTTTTGCGGAGGGACCAAAATACTTTTTCCACATTTCCAGCGATCCGCCTTTATACACTCCGATTTCTAAAATTTTAACTTCTTTGTTTTTAAACTTAGAGAAGTATTTATCGTATTTGGAAAAATAACAATTCCATTTATCGACCTGTTTCACTACGTCTTTGCAAAAAAGATCAATACAATCCTTGTTAAACGAACTGTTCTTTTTGAATATACCAATTGAATCCTCCCACAAACATGGATCTGTGTGACTGTTTTCTTTGTCAATATAACTCTCAACTAGAGTCACATCATAATTGTTCTTTTTGGCCCATGTTTCCAACGCTTTCCAACTATCGGCATAAAATCTCCAACAATCGTGTGGACATGCATGATATCGACCATTAGAAGGTGCTTGAATATAAATGTACCCACCCGGCTTTAATATTCTACACATTTCCAAAAACGTTACCCAATACGACTCATCGTGTTCAAAACATGATGATGATGTGATTACATCAACGGATTCATTTGCAAATGGAACGCTTTCGTTTTTACAAACAACATCGACATTTGGGCCTGCGCACATGTCAATTCCAATGTATTTGTGGTTCTCAAAAATTGGACGAAGTGTACCATTGATATCATATGATCCAAAATCAATAACAACAGAGTTACGATTTAGATGTTTACAGTGGTTGTTGTAGAATTTTTCTGCGTTTATTCTAGCTGATATATGCATAACTTGTATATTAGATCAATTCAAAAATGTGTTGTCAAAAACTTTAATAGCCTTTGAATAGGACGATTTTGTCTCGTCAGAAGTATTATCGGTGAACTGCCAATTCCAAAACAAGTCTGATGGTGTATTAAATCCGTAAAACTCCAATACTTGTTTTTGTGTTTGTACAACGTCTTTTCCATTCCAATTTTGTCCTATAGCTATAAGTCCGGCATCGATGTTTTTGACGATGTTTGACTCGCCAAGAGTGGTATGTCGGTTTTCAATCCAACACAAACGCTCAATTAACTTTTGATATATACTGTTTGTTTGTCCCCAACGAATTGATATAAAAAATAAAACCACGTCACTTTCAAACAAAGGTTTCGTAATCTTCCACAATTCGTCATTTTTGTTATTGATACTGGCCCAACATCTGTGAAATCCACTTGGATTTTTGTCTTTGTCCTTCAATACCGAATCCTTTGTTCCACAGTGATTTCCTGTGTTTGATGACACATTACCTTCACACACACAGATATGTAACTTGCTAGCATCTATCAAACTACATTTATCAGAACCAAGTCTGGTCAAGATAGATTGAGCTAATTGTGTTGATTTTGGAATATCATCTTTGTGACCTTCCCATCTGTTTGATGTTGTAACCAAGAGAACTTTGTTTTTTGTCTCTAGGTATTTTATCGTTTTGTCCAGACGCAATGAGTTTTTCTCAGTATTCTGTTCGCTAGATACTGTAGCTGCCTCTGTAAGAAAATCACTTAGTTTTACCATATGGTTTATAAATATTTGGCTGATTATGGATTATACGCGGGAACTTTATATCCTGCTATATCCAACCATACGTTTGGTTGTTTTAGCGGTTTTCCTGTTGCCCCCCATGAAGACGCACTTAATGTTACTGTTACTGGAGCCAAGGTGACTGTATCCACACCGGTAGCAGTAAATGATACGTCAGTGTCAGGTGGTGTTGCAAATCCAGATCCTATGGTTGCGGATCCAACTGTAGAGCCGTTGGGATCAAAAGAAGCAAGAGCGTTTAGATTTGAATAAACGAGTTTGTTGTTAATATCAAACAATTCTGCTTTAAACTGGAACTGTTGATTTTTAACCTCCACCGGACATGGTATCGGAATGGTAAACACCAAAGGTGAAAAAGAAGGATCTGAATAGGTTGACAACTCTATATTTGATAATATGGCATCACAATTTTTTGTATAGATGACAACGGTTCCACAGAAACTATTAGCAAAACTGTTGTAAAACTTAAATGGTTCATCTATTCGATACAAAGATGATGTTCCTACATTTAGAGTAATTTCTCCAAGTTTTAATCCTTTAGTTTCGCTAAAATCTATATCACCCGAAACCTTGTCTAATAATGATGATGTAAAATAAATCCCCAATGTGGCAGGCGACGACAATCCAGAAGAGTGTTTTGTAACAATACATTTGAAGGACAATTCATATGGTATGTTAGCAGAACAAGATATAAAATTACTATCGTATATTTGTTCAGTCACAGGTTGTCCATATGGTATATAAACGCCTGTTCTTGGATTTGTATCTGTATCATTTTTTACAATAATATACTCTTCATCGGATACACCGCCAGAATTTACCAATTTTATACCATTCATCAGTTGTGATCCATCACGACTAATAACCATGTTTGTAGAACTCGTAAACCAATAATGGTTAACAAAATCATTGACCCCGAGCGACCCAGATGGAAATGATCCAAGTGATGCGTAATAACTATTTGCACTATTTGTGTCACTCAATATGTTGGTATTGGTAATAGGTGTGTCCGAAATTACCTCATATCCAGCTGCTGAATTTAAACTTTTTCTGTATAGCTTATGACGGTACACATTTCCCGAAAACGTATTTATGTCGCTATATTCAACCAACGCCAAAGATTGTGAATATGATGGAGTTTTAGTAGAGTCGTATGGAATAACACTTACTGTAGATGTAAATGTTCCGCTTGTAACGTCAACTACTATTTTTTTGTTCTGAGAATCGACCACATAAATAGGATACTTTAATCTTATGGTAGTGTCGTTCAACACTTCTGAAATTATGTTTTTTGAAGTGTATGTGGTAACCGCCGCGTCATTTACTTGAGTTATCGTCAACGAAATCTCAGAATCAACCATCGATGACGCGTTCATCATAGGACTGACCAAGGAAACTCCATCCACATTATTTATGGTTAATACAGCTCTGTAATCTATGTTCTGTTTGGTCGGATCAAACAAGCCATAGTCGCTTCCTCTGGATGGCGTAACACTATATGACTTGAATGTGCCTGATATGTTACGTATTATTTTTGTTACCGACACATTGCTTTGATTACCTGAAACAATGATTGTGGGCGTAATACTGAGATTGGGTGATTTGTAAAATACCACAGACGATGTGTTTGGAATTGACGGGTTAATTTGTATATTACCAGTCCATCGTACTTTTTTACCATTGAATGCGGTGCCTACAATGTAGATCTTACCTACACCAACTTTGATTGTGTTATAAACATGAACCGCAACTCGTAAAGCACCACCCTCATTATAAGCAATATTGTTTGATTTAGCTACTTCGATATACAACGAGTTGTTTTCAACGTCCAATACTTCGATTTCGATATTTGAATTACGGGCAAGATTGGTCGATCCATTGATCAGAAATGTATTTTTGCCGCCAGTAAATTTGGGGTCGTACTCAGACAATACAAAATAGTTGGATAAGAATCCATTGTCTTCTATGTCTACAGTACGAGCACCCAAATTGAGTACCTGCCCATATTTTTTGATGTTAGATATTAGTGCCATATACGTACCGTTAACAGTACATATATATGGGTTTATTCATAATTTATCTTCGAAAACCCATTATCCTTGGTGATTTCTATACGGTTATCAACCATGTCTTTCATTGCATCCAAGTGACTAATAATCCATATAAAGTCGAAATTGGTCTTAAGGTATGAAAATAAGGTACTCATGACCGCCAAGTTTTCGGCATCGGCACATCCGAATCCTTCGTCAATAGCAATAAAGTTTGGACGTGGAAGATTGGATATGTTGATCAACGCAACTCGTATTGCAAGTGAACTAACGAACTGTTCCAGACCACTAGAAAGTTCCAATTTCCACTTCTTATCATCATATACGATATAGGTAGAAATGTTCTTACCGTCAGTTTGTAATGAAATCGTGAAATCAACAATTTGATGCAAAATGTCATTAACCTCTTTTTCAATCTTCGGAAGTGTTTGTGAGATCAGATCATATTGTAAACCATCTCTTGAAACAACTTCTGAATAAAGAGAATATGCCTTATATGTTCGTTCCAATTGTTCGACTTCGGTAATGTTATTTTCTGCCTTGGTTTTTTGCAAAGTCCACGCACTAATTTTACTAGTCAAATCAAGTACGTTTCGATTCAAAGTAGAAATCTTGAAATCTGCATTCTTCAACGTGAGTTTCAAGTTTTCTATCACGGATTGTATTGCCTTGTTTGACTCTATTGCTTCTTTGGATTCATAGTATTGTTTGATTTGTGATTCATACTTTTCAACATTGGTGGTTTCAACATTGATAGTATTTTCACATTTCAATTGTTCCTGTTTGATACCAGACAACAAAAGATTGAGTTTGTTTAATCTATCCTTCAACGTTTTGTATTCAGTATACTTGTCTACAACGTCTGCAATATTAGTAATCCGAGTTTTTGTATCAGATAACTTGGATAGAATGTTTGTAACTTCAATCTTATCATTGTCAAGATCTTCTTTGGTCTTTATGGCATCTTTTACAAAAATATTATTGACACAATATGTACAGTTTGGATCATATTTGTGATCTTGCAATTTTTTTAGCTTTTCAAGTTTGTTATTAACAACAAGCTTCTTGTTCTCCAAGGTCAATTCGTGTTTAGACAACTCTGCTGTCAACTTGGTGTATTCTTCGTACTTCTTGTCAATATCCAAATTTGCAAGTTCCTGAACTTTAGTTTGAACGGTATTGATCTCTGATTCACACACGATGATTTTGTTTTTAGTCTGTTCATAAGCAGATTGAATTGATGTCAACGTGTTCTGACTCTTGGTTCTATTTTTCTCCAAAAGTAGAATGTCAACAACATCGTTGTTGATTTTTACAAGTTTCTTGGTCTCATCAATAATCTGATCATTCAAAGATGACTTGGTATTTGATAGATCATTAAGTTCACTGTTATTATTATTGATCACAGATTGTGCGTTTGCAATATTTGTGGTCAAAGATTCCAATTCAGACGTGTGGTCTGTTTTGGTAAGATTCTTCAGTAGAACGAGAGTTTCTTTTTCAATGTCTCTTGACTTTTCGTACAAAGCATCAAAAATATTCAATCCCATAAATTGGGCCAACAAATCTTTTCGTTCTGTTTGACCCGTCGTTATAAACGATCCACTTTTTCCATTTTGTATTGA